AATCCAGTTTCAACTTCACTACCATCAACTATAAAATATGTAGCTGTTCCACCAGAACCATCGTCAGACATAAATCTAATATCTTTATTATCTGCTCTATTAGTAAATGTAATGTCACCTGTATCATTTATTAATGAAAAATTGCTACCATCGTGTTTAATAAATGCTTTTCCACCTCCACCAAATAGTATCGCTTTATTATCTGCTAAATTTATTTCTCCTGCAAAAGTTGCGTTTTGTGATGTATCTAAAACTAATGCTTGATTTGTTGGTAATGTAGCAACATCGCCTATAACACTACCACTAAAAAATCTCATATTAGCAGTAGCAGCAGTAATTAAATCATTAGTATTATGGTCAATAGCTATTGTTCCTTTAGTATTACCATCTTTATCATTTAAACCAATTCCAAAATTTCTTGCGCCAGTTATATTTCTTAATTCTAATTTTCTAACAGGAGTTCCTGAACCTAGCATTACCTTTCCTGCAAAAGTTGCGTTTCCAGTACCTTGAAGACTTAATGCAGTGACTGATGTTGCAGCAGTTCGTAAATTAAAATTAATTTGTGCGGCTGCTGAATCATAAGTGTTAGATAGAGATAAAATAGTGCTTAATGCACCACTATAAGACAAAACACCTCTATAAGCAGGAGTATCTCCAATATTTATTGTACCTCCATTACTAGCCTCTCCTATTGCATTAATTTGTCCTGTAACATCTATACCTGTACTTGTAGTTTCAAACTTTGTAGCTGAATCATAGTAAAGTTTTACTGCACCATCAGTAATAAACTCAGCCATATTTTCAGTAGAGCCTTTATTTATTTGAACGCTCCCTGATGTATTTTGAATTAGTAAATTTCCTGTTTGATTATCTATTAATGTGTTTGTGTTATTGTGATATATTTGTAAGTCAGACCCTGCACCAAAGATAGCTTTTCCGTTATCTTCAAAAGTTACATTTGCAGTAGTAGATAAAGTACCTGTAATATTTATCCCTGTACTCGCTGTTGATAATTTAGTTACGTTTGCGTGTCTTAACTTTACATCAACACCTTCAATATATTGTACTCCTATTTGACCATTTGCACCACCTATAAGAACCTGTGTGCTTCCTTGTATATTTAATGTTCCTGTTCCTGTATCTTTAATATAAGAATTATTAGAATCGTGATATATTTCAAGTCCATCAGATGCAGTTCCGTATATGCTTTTAACATTATCATTTAAAACAATATTGCCAGTCATTGTACCACCGGTCAATGGCAAGAAAGGTAAACTCGGTACAAGTGAGTTTATGAAATCAGTTGGTGTTATTTGAATATTATCTGCCCCATTGTATCCTACAATGTGACTCAATGCAGAAGCGTTAGTTTGTACTACAAATTGGGAGAATTTTATTGCCATGTTATTCTGTTATTAAATCATCACTAGTTGCTTCATCAACCATTGGGGCTGATTGTTGCGTTATAATCTCATCACTACCTGGAGGAGGAAATCCG